CTCTTGATACATAAGGGTCTCGTCCTTGATCCCCTCTGCCATCTTCCACCGCCACCAGGCCATCTGTCTGCTGTTGACCTCCACCCCGTACAACTTCTTGATTTCCCTGACCCACTCTTTCTCATCAGACTTGAGTTTGCCATCCCAATACACTTTGTACTCTTTGCTCTCAGCGTCCACGCTGTAGTATTCGTTTCTCCACCAGCCACAGAAGATCGCACGCTGGGTGCGTGCTTTCTTAGCCGTCTTGTACATATCGTGAAACATATTGAACCCTTGAGCTGTGGATTCAAAAAGGTAGAGACGTTCTGGGTTCTTCTCTGCGAGTGAAGCAATAAGAGACGCTAGTCCTTCTTCATTTCCCCAGGATGCGGTTTCTGTACCATGTAAGTAAGTGATAGCCTTACCTTGGCCCAATCGAGCTTTGTTTCCCGCAATCTGATAGAAAATACGACTTCTGTTCTTGAGGACCATTTGGTTGCGATTGTGGGCCACCAGCGGAATCTTGTACTCTTTGGGTAGACCCTCAATGTACATTCCCAATGTTGAGCGGAACATATCCCTGTTCTCCTCTGTATCTGCAACGAGTGTTCCTTGCCACCCAGGATGTGTGAACTGCCAATACAAATCCAATGCCAACGACACTGTGGTGATCCCCAACTGCCTTCCTTTAAGTATGACGAAAAAGTGGACATCTTCTTTTAGCCCTTTATCAATTTCACCCATCACATACGATTGAGTCCCCAGAAGTTTGCCCATCTTCTTGAGACCCTCTTCCTTGGTCTCAATCTTGAGTTCACTACAGAACTTGTAGAACTGCTGGAGGTTGAAGTTCATAGTGGTGTTCTACAGGGGGTCATGTTGGTATGCTTGAACTCACCGCTGCGAATGCCCTTACAGACGTTGTAAAAGAGCCTGGCATTGTCAGGCATCCTACCTTGATACAAATGGAACACGCCCCCCTCAAAATGCGTCCCAATGCCATACTTGCCGTATGTATGTAAGTCCCACGCACCGCCTTCAGGTTCTTTAAAGTAATGTGTTGGATAAAGAGTCTTGTATTTGACCTTGTAAATCTCTGCAGCATAGCTGACGTTCTCGCCCACGTCACACGTCTCATTCTCGCAGAATGACGGTCTGCCCATATCGTCCCAGATGTCTCTGTGAATGGCAAAGAAGGCGGGGGCTGCATAGATATGTGAGTAGGGTGCTATGTGATTACTCACCTGGGCAATCCCCACCATGCTCTTGTTGTTCAGGGCAAAGGAGATGGCTTTGTCCACAATCTCTTTGTTCATAGGCACACAGTCAATATCCAGAAACAACTTCACCTCTGCCATGCTTGACATCATGATGTTGTCCATCCAAATCCCGTGAGGTATCTCTTGTTCTGTGTAGTTCACCGTCAAGCCTAAATGCTCACAGGTTTCTTTGTGAGCGTTGACAATGAGACGGTCTACATTAGGCCAGTGTAAGCAGTGAATCTGGGGTTGCATCATTTGTAAATCATCCTGGCTAGTTTATAAATCTCTACTGTCTTGTCTGTCATCATGATCATTTGTGAATCAACGGGTGGTACTTCTCCTACCGCCTTGTAGTGCTGCACTACCCTAGTCGAGTAATTCACAGTAGGCTTTAATGATCTGGCTACCCTGACATTATGAGCCTTGACATTTGCCCACATATGACGGTCTCCTACCGCACAGTCAGCTCTACTTTTAAACATCCAGTTGCGTGCCAGGTGATGCGCTGTAGGCCCAAACAAATAACAGTTGGTGTCGTTAAAGTCATACCCGTCTGACTCCTCGTCCACGCACATCCACGAACCATCTTCTCTGTAGAGGTTTCTAGGACAGGTCACCACGTCCACGTTGGCCTCCTTCATGACCCCCAACATTGTCTCTAGGTGATTGGGTTCATACCAGCAATCCGCATCCAGAAAGGCAATGTAGTCGTACCCCTGTGCAGACGCTACCGCAGCCCCCACCCCTCTGGGTGTGTCTCCAAAATCCGCATTGTTGGGTAATGTGATGTGCTTGATCCAGGACAACTTCTCCACCACCTCATTAGGATAACCGTCTGCCACCATGAAGTGATACACATGATTGTGCGTCTGGTGACCCACACTCGTCATGCACTTACTCAACGTCTCTAAACTCTCTTTGTAATAAGGCGTGATCACTGCTATTTTGTTCATTCAGGTTTCCCCATTCTTTCGTCATCCCACCTGGCAATCTCTAGTCGCACTTCTTTGTTCTTGGCACAGCTGATCAACTCTTTGTAAAACAACTCCGAATATGTTTCACGCCACTCTTTTGCCAACTTCCTCTTACTCGGTTTACTAATGCAAGCGAGGGCACGTTGCATCTCCTTCCTGAGTTTCACACGAGATGCGTACAACTGCTGTTGCATATCCTTCTGCAAATCCATACCCATATGCCTCTGCTACCAGTTTATTCTTCTCTCTCTGCACCTGGACAAGACTCTCCCACAAGACACGACACCGTGCCCTCAGTTCGTCTTCTTCTTCCCAGAGCAGATTACCCAACGTCTTCCCCCATAAACCTCAGCAGCACCCTACAGGCCAGCCTGATGTCCTCCAGCTCCATGTACGCCTCGCAGTCACTCATGGTGTCTTTCAACCTCCAAACCATGTACTGGTCCAGCAGATCAGTTGCCGTGATCTTGTGGCTGCCCACCAGGGTGAACTCCTCGTGAGCCAATGCCTTTACCTTGCCACCATTCATTACGCTACCCTCCAGACGTGCAATGTGTTCCCGTTACTCTTACAAGTGAACTTGTACCCTAGCCTCTTCCCCGCCCTGTAGTTGGCGTTGTATACCTTGTCCCGATACTCCACGGGCACAGCAAACGAGTCCCCCACGTCCATCTCCTCATAAGGGTAATCAAAGATTACTTTTGGACTAGGCATCTCTACACCTTTTACTATCTCTATTCTTTGCATACTCTACACCTCGTCAGATAACCCTGAGTATACATAAAAAAAGAGGCTATGCAAGTACACACTCACATAGCCTCAAAGTGGCAACTGCAAAGCCACAGAAACACATAATTTTTTTGGGGTGGGCGAGAAGTGGGGGTCACACTTTCCACCCCTTCCGTCCCCATGAAGTAACCGCTCACTAACATACAAAAATGTGAGTAAGCACTTACCAACTTACCCAAAATCCAGTTCAATTTGATACAACAGGCGTTATGTTAAGTTATTCTGATGCGTACGACCACCAGCATCGAGACCCCCAGCTGAGTGAGGGAAGAGGCATCGAGACCCCCTTTTGGGGGAAGATTTACAACAGAGAACGAGTAGTGGTATCCACCCTTCACCTGTTCTCCCTACCCTACTAGATACCCTGTTAACTATATAGCCACTCACCTAGTAATTGAACTAGATGTACGTCTCCCTATTACTATGTATTATACATACAACTTTGCTTGACACAACAAAGTGACTCGTCACATAATCACCTAATCAACTTCAGGAGAAATACATGATCAAATTTAAAACATGGCAAGACGGTAACCATACCACACAACGGTTCGCCAGGACACTTCCAGAGGCTTTTCCAGGTCACCTCGACTACAACCTTTATGAGGTTAAACAGAAAGAAGATGAGGAGCTGTTGTTCACATTGATCCTGGTTGCGATAGGCATTGTTGCTCTGGCCTTGTTCGTATACCTACCATGACGGCCTGTGAACGCTTAGGGGTTTGTCATTCAATTAGCTGCCCTGAATGTCCTCAAAAATATTTAATTGGGGACAGGTTAAAAAGAATTGGGGACAGGACAACATCTGATATATTTCGTTTAACGGGGTTAGACCACCAGACCCTAGAGAAGGTAGACACGACCGACTCTGATAAACGTAGTGAACTCTGCTTGTACCTCCTGGCACGCCTCGGGGTAGCGATAACGGGGGCAAACCTAATGGTTTGTAACTTAGATAAACGAGAGTGTCCAACCGAGAGGTTGTTAACTAGAAAAAAAGTTATCCACAGGGTACTTTTCTCTGGTGGTTTTCCTATTGGTTACAAGCACCCGCATCTGGTGGGTTTTTAAATTTTATTGTTTTCACCCTCGGGAGGTTCAACAGATTACTTCTAGACTAATCATCTATGTGTATAATCAACTGTGTGGTTCTTCCACATATTCCTAACTTAACTTAAAAGGTAAACACATGAGTGACTTTTCACCCGCAACACGCAACTCTGCCATGTGGTCTGGGGACTCCAGACGCATCGCTATGGGCAAGGCCAACGAGGTCATCTTGACCAAGACAGGCCAGATGGAAATACCAGACTTGTCTGGCATCGAGGCGGTCCAGATGGGCCACGTCTTTGAACCTGTGATCGGTAGACTTGCATCTGAACGCTTAAAGGTAGAACTCCACAAGATTGAGGACGCAATTACGCATCCAAAAGAGGCTTGGCTGAAATCACATTTTGATTTTGTTGGTAAAGAAGATGGACAAACCATCCTGGTGGAATGCAAGAACTACAACGCAGCAGTCCGCAACAAGTTTGAACCAGGCTTGATCCCACCCGCAGACATGGCACAGTGCATCCACGAGGCACTCGTTTATGGATGCGAGAAGGTTTACCTGGCAGTCCTTTTTGGTGGTCAAGAGCTGCAGC